AGGATTGTCTGGCGCATCTGAACGGGTTCAACATCGAGTGGATTATCGGACACAACGAGGACGTGCTGGCGCAACGTCTGGCACAGGTACGCGTCCCGGCGCAGGATTATTACCTGTGGATCACCGGGGAAGGAAAGGTAGTGAAAAACGTCAGCCAGCCGTTTGAAGGCGGCGAGGTTGATCCGCAGCTAATGCGGGCTGCGGCATACTGGCACGCGAAATAATCAGGCGACCGCGTCGAGCTGCGCTTCGCTCACCTGTCGTTCCAGCGCGGCGCGAACCTCGCTGAGGGCTTTCTCCTGCTGGGTAAAATACGCGTCCATATTGCTCAGTGATGACACCAGCAGCCAGGACTCCTCTTTTTCCAGTTCAGCCAGCTCGGCGACCAGGGTGTCGATTTGTTCCCGTACCTGCGCCATTTTTTTGCGGATACGTTCCAGATCGTTTAGCCGATCGCTGGCCATCATCGGCTCAAAGCCCTGATGCAGACGCGCCACCAGCGAACGGATAGCTTTGACGTCGCCGCGATGTTTTGCCTGATTGAGCTGCACCATCATGGCGTTGGCTTCATCTTTCAGTTCATCCGCCACCAGATCCGGATGACAGAGTTTGCTGGCCTGACGCCACAGCCGTTTGAGTTCGGTTTGATCTTCTTCTGACAGCTGGCGGCCTTTTCTGAAGCGGATCTCCGCATCGTGCTGCTGCTCGCGGTATTTTTCGTACTCGTCACTCGCCTCGTCGCGTGCCTGACGTGCCGGCTCTTCTTCCCGCGTTAAGCCCGTTTCCAGCTCCTGCGCTTCCGCCAGCAGATTGGCGATCAGATCGCTTTGCTGTTGCAGCTGTTTACGCGCGTCGGCTGCCTGAACCGAATCCGCCGGCAGATCGCGCCAGCGGGTAGTGAGCATCGCCAGCACATCCAGCGCCTGCGCCATATATTGCTGGCAGCGGCGATAATCCTCTTCCCGGCGCTGCCGCTCAGCCAGTTTGCGGCGCAGGTTCAGCTCCGCCAGGTTTTTACGCAGCTGGAGGATCTGGGTCATCAGCGGCCCGAGGCGGTTCAGGTAAAGGTCGTTAAATTCATCTAACTGTTGAACGCGGGCATTGCGACGGTCAATCAGATCGCGCAGACGCTCTTCCAGCGCTTTTAATTCCAGCTTGCTGGCCGCCACCTGCGGATCGCGCCACTGGGTAAGGGCGCGCTGGCTTTGCAACCAGGCGGTGATCGCCGTCATTGCTGCGGTGTAATTCTTTTCCTCAAGCGCCGCGACAATCGCCAGCAGCTCATCATTGAACGCTTCATTTTTCAGCCGTGTAAGCTGACTGACAATAATGTCGTCATCTTCCAGTTCGATGGCATTTTTGATGATTTCAAGTCGTTTGATGGGTGTGCTCATGATGCCTTTCGCTTTAGCGCTTAAGTATTTGAGTTAAGGTTAGTTGTCAGCAGAGCTACCGGAAATCATACACACGTCTGATGAATGGTGCGAGGGGGATTAGGCGGGTTTGCGATGGGTTTCGGGCATTACGTGGGATATTTCACGCAGAAAACAAAAAACCCACCGAAGTGGGTTTTGCTGACAACCGTTACTGCTTAGGAATAATGAGTACCTGACCCGGATAAATTTTGTCCGGATGGCTCAGCATCGGTTTGTTAGCTTCGAAGATTTGATTGTACTTGTTAGGATCGCCGTACACCTGTTTGGAAATGGCGCTCAGGGTGTCGCCGGATTTCACGGTGTAGTAGGTGGCTTCTGCTGCGGAATCGGTGACAGAAACGTTGTTTTCTACCGTGCTGATACCCGCCACGTTACCAACGGCCACCTGGATTTTTTCTTTCTGCTCCTGCGTCAGGCCATCGCCCGTGACCACGGCTTTGCCGTTTTCCACTTTGACGCTAACTTTATCCGCCCCGGGAACACCTGTTTTTTTGAGATGCTCCTCAAGTTTAGTTCCCTGATCGCTGTCGTTCCCTTTCAGTGAATCCCATAACTTTTCGCCTGCATCTTTCACAAAATCAAATAAGCCCATGGTTTTTCTCCTGTTCACAAGACCTTTTAATCCTGGCAAAGGAGGGAGAAAGTGCCAGTTTTTGACGAAAAGACAGGTAAAAATAGCTATGGTTTAACTCAGCTCGCTGTAAATCCCCACTACGCGACCCAGTGTCTTAATCTCATCCACGCCACATTCGAAGGGTACTTTGCCGCCAGCAACATGCAGTTTTTTACCCGGTAATAGCGTTAGCTCGCGCAGGCTAATCATGCCTTCGATATCCACCAGCCACTGGCCATCGGAAAGGGCGGCATCACGTTCAATAAAATGCAGCTTTCCTTCACTTTTTAACGCTATTCCGTTAGTGAGTTGACGTGAAAAGAGATGACTGTCGACCAGCAGATGATCCTCATCAATGAGTTTTCCTTCACTTAAAGTGAATGATGGCAGCTGAGCAGGCGCAACAGAGTTAGCATTTCCGTCGAACTTTTGACCTTCCCCGGTCATCAGCCAGGCAATGCTGGCACCGGTTTCGAGTGCACAATGTACTGCAAAATCATAAGACATATTGCCGCGCTTATAGCGGTTCTGTAGCGAGCTGGCGGCAATGTCGAAATGGTTAGCTAATTGAATTTTCTGAGAAAAACCATAAACCTCGCATATCCGATTCAATAGATCTTCATTATTAAAACTGGACTCTTTGAACATTTCTGGCATTTTCCTTATTGATAAATACCAATATTGGAATTATGATTCCATTATTGGTTTTGTTCTTCGGTCACGTTAACAAAACTCTGGCTGTTAGTGACGCAAACTTAGCTAATGGGGAATCATGCTATATGGCTTATGAAATCGCAATCATCAAAGTGTCGCCCCGTCAGGCCATTATACGCGCGTCAGTGGTGTCGCTTGTGCTGAATTCAGCCGCGCCGTCTGTGGCGCATAAACAGGAGGCATGATGGCGATTGAGGCCGTTGCAGCAACGGTTCCGCTCAGCATAAGTCAGCGTCTGGCGGGACTTAATCATGTGGCTACCTTGCGTGCTCGATATGGCAGTGACAGTGCAGAAGATGTTGAACGATTTCTTGCGGATATGCGCGATCGTCGCGATCCGCAATATGCTGAAAATCTGCGTGCATTAGCCGCTATTTTCTTTCTGGCAAAAATTCCACTGACGCGTCATGAAATCCCTTTTAGTGAACTGACAGCAGATGAGAAAACGGCGTTGATCTCAGCAATGAATCATTTTCGCGCTGTAGTGAGTTTATTTCCCAGACGGCTGACCATGCCGTTGTAAATCCAGATCATAAACGTTGGCGTCAACCCGCCGGGCATCGCTTTGCCCAAATTCAGGGTGAATCCCTTTGAAAATAAAACGTAAATTACAGGAGAAACAGGATGGCTGATGAGATGGATCGCGCCCAACAGCGTGAGCAGGAAGACAGAGAACGGCATATTTACAATGCACGACGCCGTGTGATCGCCCCTTCGCGTTTGACCTGCGAGGAGTGTGATGCGCCGATTCCGGAAGCTCGCCGCCTTGCTATTGCTGGCGTTGCACTCTGCGTTACCTGCCAGCAAATCGCAGAACTGAAAAGTAAACATTATCGTGCCGTCTAAACCAGATATCGCGCGCGCCTATCCATGGAACGCGCCACGGGCGGCTATTGCGAGTCCGTATCGCACCCATGTCGGGCAGCAACGCTACTATCGCCGGATCATGGCGTTACTGCACGTGCAAAAGCAGCTGGCGCTGCAACCTGAATGCGTACGGCGTGAGGTTAATCGCATTACGGATGCGCTGGAAAAACATCAGGGAAGCAAGCAAGCCACAGCCTTTTTACTTCGTTTTGGCAAAAGCATGCTGCCGCGCCTCGATCTTGTCGCGCATAAGTACCAGTCTGCGGGGCTAAGCCGTACGCTTTCCGGCGCGGTTTTCAGCGGGCATTTTGATACCAGGCAGCAACAGTATCTTGCGTCGCGCATGGTCAATATGCTGCATCGCTATAACCGGTTGCCGGATATGACAAAAGCCGATATCGATCTGCTGGCGGCGGATATTGCTAACTTCATCCGCGCAGAGCTGGCCGCGCTGGACGATAGCGGGTATGGCGAGCTGCAAACGTTGAATGCCTGGTACAACCATGCCGGGATTATCACCTGGCAATTTAATGTCGCCCCGCCACACTGGACAGGCAGCACGACCCGCTACTGGGATCGGGATAAGATTGCACCGGCTGTCATCCGTATGTTTAGCGATGCCTGGTGGCGCAGTCGTCTACGGCGTATAGCCGCCGCATGGCGAGAGCATCTGCAAATTGCTCTCGCTAACGTCAGCTGTAAAAAATATCTCTACGCCAGTAAAAAATGCGTTGTCGAGTGGCGGGAACAAAAGCGCCGTACGCGAGAGTATCTGAAAGGACTGGAGCTGGAAGACGAAGACGGTAATCGCATCAGTCTTATCGAAAAACACGATGGTTCGGTGGCAAATCCGGCAAAACGGCGCTGTGAACTGATGACCCGCATTCGCGGCTTCGAGAATATCTGCCTGCAACTTGGTTACGTTGGTGAATTCTTTACCCTGACCGCGCCGTCGAAATATCATGCCACCACTCGCACGGGCTATCGTAATCCCCGCTGGAACGGAGCCAGTCCCACAGACACGCAGCGGCACCTCACCAGTCTCTGGGCTTGTATCCGGGCAAAATTGCACCGCGAAGCGATCCGTATTTTTGGTATTCGCGTCGCGGAACCGCATCATGACGGCACACCTCACTGGCATATGCTGATGTTCATGCTGCCGGAAGACGTTGTACGCGTCAGAGAGATCTTGCGTGATTATGCCTGGCAGGAGGATCCCGCCGAACTGCAAAGTGAAAAAGCAAAAAAAGCACGTTTCCATGCGGAGGCGATCGATCCGCAAAAAGGCAGCGCCACAGGCTATATCGCCAAATATATCGCTAAAAATATCGATGGTTATGCGCTTGAGGATGAAACCGATCACGATAGCGGTATGCCCCTCAAGGCGCTGGCACCCGCCGTATCGGCCTGGGCTGCTCGCTGGCATATCCGGCAGTTTCAGTTTGTTGGCGGCGCGCCGGTGACCGTTTACCGTGAACTACGACGGCTGACCGATCCTCAGGTTGCCCGGGGACTGAGCGTCGAGTTTGCCGCGGTGCATGATGCTGCCGACGCCGGTGACTGGGCAGGTTATGTGAATGCACAGGGCGGGCCTTTTGTGCGGCGGGATGCATTGCAGGTGCGCGCCCTCTATGTATCACGGCAGGAATATAATCAGTACGGCGAAGCGGTATTCTGCATTCGCGGTGTTTATGACGTGCTGGTGGGACCTGGTTCGCCGATCCTTACGCGAATTAAGCAATGGAAGATTGTGCCAAAACCTATACCGGATATTGATGCTGGTAATAAGGCCACGTCAGGGTCTTCTTGGAGTTCTGTCACTAACTGTACGCAGTACGAGAAGGTGGCCTGGGATCGTGACCTCAGCATTCCGCTAAACCGCGTCGAACGACGACGGCTGACACTCCGGCTCAAAGGACAAAAAAGGGCCGGCGGGAAAACCTTTCGGCATGGCACACAGACACAGCGTGATGCCATCGCACGAGCGACAGACGAAATACAGTTGCTCACTGGCGTTACCCTTAACCGGGGCGAAGCGCTGCATCTGATCATGGGTGGAAAAAGTCATATCAGCGGGAAATGGTGCCGGGGATCGGCTGACGGTGAAATATTTCCTGCTCGTCCTTCATACCAGGCCCGGGTCAGAAAAATCCTTAAGCGCGCTGCGGCTTTAGCGCAGGCCGCAGAACCAGGGACTGAGTAATTTACATCTATATCATGCACATACAGAGAAGGCTGACTGACATTTTTTCTTCCCATTTTTTGTGTTTACGTGCTACTGTATGTTTATACAGTATCTCACTGGGAGGTCTTGTGGGTAACGAGCTAAATGAGCGGGTCATGCTGGAACGGGTCGAGATGATTGCGCGATTGACGACCGAAGGGGTATGCCATGAAAGGGATCGAGAGATCGCCCTTGATCTGATCGCAGAAATCGCACGGGGAAATTTAATGAACAGCAACGCCTTTTCGGTGGTGTTTTCCGCCTCGCCTTTCGAAAAAAAATGAACAAAAGATAGCCGCTGACTCTCGTCTGCCGGAAGCGCCCGCCCAAAAACCTCATGCTCAGGCATGGGGTTTTTTTATGCCTGTTGTTAAGGATCGTCGTATTTAACCGGTGCCGTTGTGCAGGCACTCAGCCTTCCGACAAAGCTAGTGAAGGCAGGGCAGGGGCTGGAAACTAACCCTGTACCACACTGTTGATCCTTAACTACCCCGGAGGCGTATTTATGAAGACCTATGCGTTACAGGGCGACACCCTCGACGTTATCTGCGACCGCTACTACGGACGAACGGCGGACGTTTTCGAAACCGTGCTCGCGGCGAATCCTGGTCTCGCGGAGTTGGGCGTGGTGCTGCCGCACGGCACGAGCGTGGAATTACCGGTAGTCGCGTCATCACCCGTCACAGCGAGCGTAAATTTGTGGGATTGAATATCGAGAAAGTCACCTCGTTTATCGCCTACTGGTTGAGCGTGGCGCTTGCCGCGTTTGGTGCCATGACGCCGCAAGATTTCGCCGCTTACTTTGGCGTGCTGGGCGTTGTGCTGACCGTCAGTGTGAACTGGTATTACCGCCGTAAAAGTTACGCACTGTTAGCCATGCAGCTTAAGCAGAGCGGCCTGCTGGGAGAGGAAATCAACGATGTCCTCAATCGTTAAGCGTTGTAGCCTGGCTGCGGTGCTGGCGCTGGCAACTCTGGTGCCAGACTTTCGTCTGCTCACTACCTCGCCGGCGGGTCTGGCGCTGATTGCCGATCTGGAAGGATGCCGCCTGCACCCTTACCAGTGCAGTGCGGGTGTGTGGACTCGCGGCATTGGCCATACCGCCGGGGTGGTGCCGGCACGGGACATTACTGAACGCGAGGCCGCTGCCGATCTGGTGGCTGATGTGCTTAATGTTGAGCGGCAACTGGCCCGCTGCGCACCCATCGCAATGCCATCCTCAGTCTACGATGCACTGGTCAGTTTTACATTTAACGTCGGCAGCGGGGCGGCCTGTGATTCGACGCTGGTGTCGCTGATTAAGCATCGACAGTGGGCGCTGGCGTGCGACCAACTTCCCCGCTGGGTTTACGTCAATGGTGTGAAAAACAAAGGTCTGGAAAACCGCCGACAGCGTGAACGTACCTACTGCATGAAGGGGGCGCAATGAAAATCCTCACCACCTTGCTGGTGCTGGCGGTTCTCCTCACGGGTTGGCTGGTGCATAAAAACACCCGGCTTCGCGATGCCATCGACAAGGCGGAACATGCCGCCAGCACACAGCGAAACCGCGCAGAAGGACTCGAAAATCAGCTTCATGTTGCCACCACGCTGGCGGTGCAGCATGAGCAGGCCCAGGTTCTGTTACGTCAGAAGCTGGATACCGCCGCCGCGCGTGATGTCCGGCGCGAACAGCAGCTCAAAAGGTTACTTAATGAAAATGAAGACTTTCGTCGCTGGTACGGCACCGCTCTGCCTGATGCTGTGCGTCGGGTGCACCAGCGTCCCGCCTGCGTCTCCGCCGGTGACTGTTTACAACGGTTGTCCGAAAGTCAGTCTGTGCCCAATGCCGGGCAGTGATCCTCTCACTAACGGCGATCTCAGCGCCGATATACGCCAACTGGAGCGCGCGCTGGAAAGCTGTGCGCTGCAGGTGGAAACCCTCAAACATTGCCAGGATGATTTAGATGCAAAAACCCGACAGTCTGCGTCAGGCGCTCCTTAATGCGGTACCAGCGCTACGCAGCCATCCCGACACGCTGCGTCTTTACGTGGCGAGCGGCAATATTGCTGCGACCCTTGCTCCTTCATTGTCATTCGAAAAACAGTACAGCCTCAATGTCGCGATCACAGATTTTAATGATGATATTGATCTCCTTCTGGTACCAGTAATGGCCTGGCTGCGTGAAAACCAGCCGGACATTATGTCCACCGATGAAGGGCGTTCGAAGGGCTTTACTTTTTATGCCGACATTAATGCCGGACGTAGCGTGAATATCACCCTAAACCTGCTGCTGACCGAGCGTACGCTTGTCAAAGAAAATGAGGCCGGCCTGTATGCGGAGAATCTTCCTGAGCCGCTGCCGGCAGAGCCGGTAGCGCGGCCGATGATGCTGTATATCAATGGCGAACTGGTGAGCCAGTGGACTGAGTAATGAAGACGTTGTGCCATGCCTGGCGAAACGAGCCTTGATTGCCGCCGGACGCCCGCGGCGGCATCCTTTGCAGTATGAACACACTCGCAAATATTCAGGAACTGGCCCGCGTGCTGCGCAACATGATCCGCACCGGCATCATCGTCGAAACAGACCTTGATACCGGTCGCTGTCGTGTGCAGACCGGCGGCATTTATACCGACTGGCTTCCATGGCTGACTCAGCGTGCCGGGCGTTCACGAACATGGTGGGCGCCCTCCATTGGCGAGCAGGTTCTGCTGATGGCCGTAGGCGGCGAGCTTGATACGGCCTTTGTGCTGCCAGGCATTTTCTCTGATGACCATCCCGCACCGTCGGCTTCGGCGGATGCGTGGCACGTTGTTTTTCCCGACGGCGCGGTCATGGAGTACGAACCCAAAAACAGTGCGCTAACTGTCAGCGGCATTAAAACCGCTGATGTGACGGCCTCCGGTTCGCTTACCGCAACCGTACCCGAGGTGCTGATCAGGGCATCCACGCGTATCACTCTCGATACCCCTGAGGTGATCTGCACAAACAAACTCACCACCGCCACGCTGGAGGTACAACAGGGCGGGAAGTTGCAGGGCAACATTGACCATACCAGTGGCGCATTCACCTCCAATGGGGTGCAGGTAGATAACCACAACCACGGCAGTGTCCAGAGCGGCGGAAGCTGGACTAAGGGGATCAAATGACAGCGCGTTATATCGGCTTTGGCCGGAGCGATGGGCGAACCATTACCGATACCGACCACATCAGCCAGAGTCTGAACGACATTCTGCGTACGCCCGTGGGTTCACGGGTGATGCGCCGTGATTATGGCTCCCTGCTGGCGGCAATGATCGACCAGCCCCAAACGCCAGCGCTTGAGCTGCAAATCATGGTGGCTTGTTATGTCGCCATTCTCAAATGGGAACCCCGCATTACCCTGAGCGCGGTGGCCACCGAGCGTCAGGCGGGCGGGAAAATGATCGTTAATCTGACCGGCCAGCATGCCGACACCGGCGAAAGCCTTTCTTTAACCCTTCCATTGAGTTGAAACCATGCCGATTATCGACCTGAGCCAGCTCCCCGTGCCGGATCTGGTGGAAGAACTGGACTTTGAAAACATCCTTTCTGAGCGGAAAGCGACGCTGGTTTCGCTCTATCCACAGAATGAGCAGGATGCCATTGCCCGTACGTTGTCTCTGGAGTCAGAGCCGATCGTTAAGCTGCTTGAAGAGAACGCCTATCGTGAAGTTATCTGGCGTCAGAGGGTCAATGAAGCCGCCCGGGCAGTGATGCTGGCCTATGCGGCGGGAAACGATTTGGATGTGTTAGCAGCCAATAATAACACCGAACGCCTGCTTATTACCCCAGCAGATGACTCCACTCTGCCGCCAACGCCAGCCGTGAGCGAGTCCGATACAGATTTGCGGTTGCGGGCGCAGCAGGCTTTTGAAGGGCTGAGTGTCGCCGGGCCGACGGGGGCATATGAATATCACGGTCGTAGTGCAGACGGGCGAGTTGCAGATATATCCGTCCTTAGTCCGACGCCAGCGTGCGTCACTATTACCGTGTTATCCCATGAGGGAGATGGTACTGCCAGTGCTGACTTGCTGGCGGCGGTTGAAGCGGCGCTGAGTGCCGAAGATGTACGTCCAGTAGGCGACCGTGTAACGGTGCAGGCGGCGACGATTGTGCCGTATCAAATTGATGCCACGCTTTATTTCTATCCCGGCCCTGAAGCGGAACCGATCCGCCAGGCTGCGGAACAGCAGTTAAAAGAGTATGTCAGCTCGCAGCGTCGGTTGGGACGCGACATTCGTCAGTCGGCAATTTATGCCGCGTTGCATGTTGAAGGGGTACAGCGCGTAGAGCTTGCTGCCCCGCTGACCGACATCGTACTGGAAAAGCATCAGGCATCGTACTGCACCCAATATCGGATCAACGCAGGGGGCACGGATGAGTAACGATCGCATACTGCCGCCTGGCTCCTCTCCCCTGGAAGTGGCCGCCGCAGAAGCGGCAGCGCAGATCGCTCGCGTACCTGTACCGCTGCGCACGCTCTGGAACCCGTGGCAGTGTCCGGTAGCGCTTTTGCCGTGGCTTGCCTGGGCGCTGTCCGTTGACCGCTGGGATTTTAGCTGGCCAGAGGGCACCAAACGTAGCGTGATAGCGTCCTCATTTTTCGTTCATCAGCATAAAGGCACCATCAGCGCATTGCGACGGGTTGTCGAGCCACTCGGTTATTTGATCGAGGTGCGCGAGTGGTGGCAGCTCAATGAGGCACCTGGCACGTTTCGACTTATTGTCGGGGTGCTCGATCTTGGCATTACTGATGCGATGTATCAGGAGCTTGAGCGGCTGATTGAAGATGCAAAACCGGCAAGCCGCCATCTTATTGGCCTTGCGATCAGCCTGAGCTCAGGAGGGACAGCATATGCAGAGGCAGGATGCTACGACGGCGATGCTATGACGGTTTACCCCTACCTCCCTGAGGAAATTGTTGTCGGGGGGGAATCTTACCCGGCGTTGTCTATCCATTTCATTGATAACATGAGAGTAAATGCATGACCGCGAAATTTTTTGCCATTCTGACTCATCAGGGCGCGGCACGGCTGGCGAACGCTACCGCGCTCGGTACTAAGCTTAACCTGACACAAATGGCCGTCGGGGACGCGAACGGCGCGCTGCCAGTACCCGATCCGGCGCAGACTGCATTAATTAACCTGAAGCGCATCGCGCCCCTGAATATGCTGAGCGTCGATCCAAATAACGGTAATCAAATCATTGCTGAACAAATCATCCCGGAAAATGAGGGGGGATTCTGGATCCGGGAAATCGGTCTTTATGATGATGCGGGCGTACTGATTGCCGTGGCGAACTGCCCGGAGACCTATAAGCCGCAATTGCAGGAGGGAAGCGGCCGTACGCAGACCATTCGCATGGTGCTCATCGTCTCAAGTACGGCTGCCGTCACGTTGAAAATTGACCCGTCCGTGGTGCTGGCAACACGCAAATATGTGGATGATAAGGTTATTGAGGTAAAAGCGTACGCAGATGATCTGATGAGAAAGCATGTTGATGATGCCAATCCGCATGCACAATATCCAGTCATATCAAATGCGTTGAAAGAGATGGCCGACGCGGGCGTAATTGCTGATGTTCTAAAAAACCTCGGTTTTTCGACCTATTTAAAGGGCTTGATTGGTAAGGATGACCAGTGGGCAACATGGCAATATCTTGGATTAGTTGATGCGCTTAATGGAAAGCAGCAAGCGGATTACACGCTAACCGCTCTTGCTGATCTGGTGAGTTCCTCAAACAAGCTTCCGTATTTTTCGGGAGTGGACAAGATGGCAGTTACTGACCTGACGGCATTTGCCAGAGGGCTTCTGGGTAAGGCGGATGCTGCGACAGCTAAGGCTCACTTAGGCGTAGGGAGTGCAGGTGGTAGAAATGTCGGCACTGGTTTTAGCTCCGGTGGCAGTGAAATTCCGGATATGACCTTCTTTGGGGGGCTCAAAGAAGCCGCAGGTTATCAATATTTTCCAACTGGCACACTATTGCAGTGGGGAACTGTTGGGCTGAAGTCTGCTCCTGCCGGGACAGCTATTGGCACATTCCCTGTTGCGTTCCCGTCGGCCTGCCAGCAGATATTTGTTACGCATGACAACCCAGTCACCAGTGTAATGGCTTTTGGTTCCGCTAACATTGTTGACCGGACACAATTTAGAGTTAACGCCATTGCCATTAACGCAGAAACATTCACCATGGCGGCAGGTTATAACTTAACCCTGCGCTGGTTCGCGGTAGGGAGCTAACTATGACTATTAAATTCAGCCTGAAAACCCAAGCTTTTTATGATGAAAATTCGAGTGTAATTCCAGGGGATGCTATAAATATTCCCGTAGATAAACACATGCAACTTATCGCGGGAATGAATGACGGCGAGCGGCGTGTGTTTAGTGTTTCAAACGGGGAATGGACGCTCTCAGATCGTAAACCTTCCCAGTGGCACACCTGGAATAACGATGACAACATGTGGGTTATTTCTGATGACTCACGTATCCAGATTGCAAAGAGTGAAAAATCTCGCCGCATTCAGGAAGCAAATGATTTTATTAACAGCCAGCAATGGCCGGGAAAATCTGCGTTGGGGCGTCTTAATGACGACAGCCTTACACGATTTAATTTATGGCTGGATTATCTGGATATACTCGAGACTATGGATATTTCCTTGTCAATGGATATTAAGTGGCCCATAAAACCGGAATAATTATAAACGGGCTTTTGCCCGTTTTTTTTATTTTCACTGCTGTTGTGCCAGACCTTATCCAGCCCTGATAAATAGCGTCTAAAGCATACTAAGCAGAAAATATCACTCACCCAAACACCACGGAGTTAAACGGATGAGTGATTTCCATCATGGCGTACAGGTTGTCGAAATTAACGATGGCACCCGCGTCATTTCCACAGTTTCTACCGCAATTGTAGGTATGGTCTGTACGGCCAGCGACGCAGACGCGGCGACATTTCCCCTTAATGAACCTGTCCTGATCACCAGCGTGCAAAGCGCCATTGGCAAAGCGGGTAAGAAAGGCACGCTAGCTGCGGCGTTACAGGCGATTGCCGACCAGGCGAAACCGGTTGTCGTAGTCGTTCGTGTTGAAGAAGGCAAAGGTGAAGACGAGCAGTCCGCACTCGCGCAGACCGTATCGAATATCATCGGTACCACGGATGCTAACGGTAAATACACTGGCCTGAAAGCGCTACTCACCGCTGAAGCAGTTACCGGCGTTAAGCCACGTATTCTTGGCGTACCAGGTTTCGACAGCCTGGAAGTGGCCACAGCCCTCGCGCCTGTCTGCCAGAAGCTGCGTGCATTTGGCTACGTCAGCGCCTGGGGGTGTAAAACCCTTTCAGAAGCCATGTTGTATCGCGACAATTTCAGCCAGCGCGAGCTGATGGTGATCTGGCCAGATTTCCTGACATGGGATACGGCAACCAATACAACCACAAATGCATTTACCATCGCCCGTGCGCTTGGGCTGCGTGCCAAAATCGACCAGGAGCAGGGCTGGCACAAAACCCTGTCTAACGTTGGCGTGAATGGCGTCACCGGTATCAGCGCCTCGGTATTCTGGGATTTACAGGAATCCGGAACGGATGCTGACCTGCTGAACGAAGCTGGCGTCACTACGCTTGTACGTAAAGACGGCTTCCGTTTTTGGGGCAACCGAACCTGCTCAGACGATCCGTTATTTTTGTTTGAGAACTATACCCGTACGGCACAGGTTATCGCCGACACCATGGCGGAGGCGCATATGTGGGCGATCGATAAGCCGATTACCGCTACGCTCATTCGCGACATCATTGACGGCATCAATGCCAAATTCCGCGAGCTGAAAACCAGCGGTTATATCGTAGATGCCACCTGCTGGTTTGATGAAAGCGCTAATGACGCCCTGAGCGTTAAAGCCGGAAAACTGTATATCGATTATGACTATACGCCGGTTCCACCTCTTGAAAACCTGACTCTGCGCCAGCGCATCACCGATAAATATCTGGTGAATCTGGTTTCCTCCGTCAACAGCAAATAAGGAGCCTGATTAAATGGCCATGCCGCGCAAACTTAAATTAATGAATGTCTTCCTGAATGGATACAGCTATCAGGGGGTTGCTAAATCTATCACTTTGCCGAAGCTGACCCGCAAGCTTGAGAACTACCGTGGCGCGGGAATGAACGGTGTCGCGCCGATCGATCTGGGCCTTGATGATGATGCCCTGTCGATGGAGTGGGCGCTCGGCGGTTTTCCGGATGCGGTGATCTGGGAGCTGTACGGTGCAACCGGTGCAGACGCCGTGCCGATCCGCTTCGCGGGTTCTTATCAGCGTGACGATACTGGTGACACGGTGGCGGTAGAGGTGGTCATGCGTGGCCGCCAGAAAGAGATCGACACCGGTGAAAATAAACCGGGCGAAGATACTGAGTCGAAAATCTCAGTGGTGTGTACCTATTACAAACTGACAATCGACGGTAAAGAGCTAGTGGAAATCGACACCATCAACATGATTGAGAAAATCAACGGTGTAGATCGGCTGGAGCCGCATCGCCGCAATATCGGCCTGTAATGTTTTCCCGGCCAGTTCCCTCTGGCCGGGCCATTCTGAACACGTACTGAGAAGAGAGAACGATGAACAACGAAACCACAGTTACGCTGGAAAATCCGATTAAACGCGGCGAACAGACGATTGAACACGTCGCCCTCATGAAGCCGAACGCTGGCACGCTGCGCGGTGTAAGCCTTGCGGCGGTCGCTAACTCGGAAGTGGACGCGCTCATCAAGGTACTGCCGCGTATGACCGCTCCGATGCTGACCGAGCAGGAGGTCGCCGCGCTGGAATTGCCCGATCTGGTGGCGCTGGCTGGCAAGGTGGTAGGTTTTTTGTCGCCGAGTTTGGTGAAGTAGCGTTCCCAAAAAAATTGTCGGTTGATGACCTGATGGCGGATATTGCAGTGATTTTTCATTGGCCGCCCGCAGCGTTATATCCGATGAGCCTGACCGAACTCATCACATGGCGCGAAAAAGCGCTCCAGCGAAGCGGATACACACATGAGTAACAACGTGTCGTTACAGATATTACTCAGGGCCGTTGATCAGGCGTCTCGCCCGTTTAAATCCATCCAGGCCGCGAGTCGAACGCTGTCGGCGGCGATCGGAACGACCCAAAATCAGTTGCAGGAGTTAAATGGTCAAGCCGCGCAAATTGAAGGGTTTCGCCATACCCGAGCACAGGTTACTGCAACGGGACAGGCCCTGGAAAAAGCCAGGCAAGATACCGCAGCACTGGCTATACAACTGAAAATGAGCGGACAGCCCACGCTGATGCAGGCACAGGCGATGGATCAAGCACGTAAAAGCACCGCCGCGCTTGAACAGCAGCATATCAGTCTGCGTCTCTCACTCCAGCGTCAGCGTCAGGAGCTTGGCAAAGCGGGTATCAATACCCGTACGCTGGTCGCTGATGAGCGACGCGTGAGAACCAGTGTCAGTGAGACCACGGTACAGCTTGAGCGGCAACAAACAGCGCTGACTCACGTTAATGCTCAGCGCACAAAAATCACGCAGATCAGCGATCGTTATCAGGCGGGTAAAGCGCTGGCGGATAAGGTCTCAGCCACGGGAGCCGCCAGTATGACGGTAGCAAAAACGGGTCTGGCTTTGCTCAAACCTGGCTATGATGCCGCGCAAAAAAATGCCGTCTCGCAGGGGCGCCCCGTGATGGAGACAGCATCTGGCAGCGTAGCGGATGCGGGTTCCATGCTGACGACAGCGAATGGTCATCCTGGCCAGCCTGTTACGCTGAGGGAAGATAACCTGGGAGGCGATCTCGCAGGGTTGCAATCGGCCTATGAAGTGCTAAGTACTCAGCTGTTTGCACAGCAAGAGTCATCGTTGCGTGGCCTCGTACAAAGCGCCACCAATTTTATGCTGACGCTTGATGGCTGGATCCAGCGCAATCAGGGGCTGGCGCAAACTATCGGCGTGATCACCACGGTGGTCACGGTCGCGGCTGGAGCGATTGGCGGCATTGGTATGGTTGCCGGGCCGGTGATCGGCGCCATCAATGGGATTATTGCTGTTGCAGGATTACTCGGTACGGTATCAACAACCGTATTTGGCGGGATCATCGCGATTATCGGTGCGGTGAGCTGGCCTGTCATCGCTGCGGTGGCCGCGATTGCTGCTGGTGCGTTGCTGGTTCGTAAATACTGGGAGCCGCTGAGTGCGATCTTTGGTGGCGTGATGCAGGGGATCATTGAGGCATTTGCGCCCTTTGAGGGGGTGATTTCCCGACTACAGCCGGTATTTGACTGGCTTGGTGAAAAGTTGCAGGCCGTATGGCAGTGGTTTGCTGATCTGATTGCACCCGTTAAAGCGACGCAGGACACGCTTGCCAGTTGTCGTGACTTCGGTCTGATGGTCGGTCAGGCGTTGTCGGCAGCCTTCTTCGCACCACTTAACATCGTTACTACGCTCTGGGATAAAGCCTCTGGTCTGCTGGAAAGTCTGGGTCTGGTGAAAAAGGAGTCGGCAGAACTGGAGAAGGTTGCGAGAAGCGCGCCGTCCCGGATGGCAGTGCAGCCTGTGTTACCCACGTTCAGCTCAGAGACTACAGCGATCAGTGCAAATACTCAGCCCTGGCAGCCTGTTAAAGCACCTGCGGGCAACAGTAGTGGTCATATCGATAACAGCAGTACGGCACTCAACTTTTATCTGAATGCCCCCCCGGAGCAGGGGCAGCAACTGCGCAGGCAGATCATCAGCATTCTGGAGGAACACGAACGCAACAAGTCCATAAATCAGAATTCAGCTATGCGACATAACGGAGGGTAAACAATGATGCTCGCACTCGGCATGTTTGTATTTATGCGTCAGACGTTGCCGTTTCAGACGATGCAGCGCGACGCGACCTATCTTTGGGCCGCAAATAAACGTGTGGGTAAGCGTGATGCGTTTCAGTTTACGGGCATCGGAGATGACAGCGTGACGCTTCAGGGGGCGCTCTATCCCGAGCTGACCGGCGGCGTCCTGTCTCTTTCCGCATTGCGACTGATGGCCGGGGAAGGGCGTGCGTGGCCGCTACTGGATGGTCAGGGCATGATATACGGGATGTTTGTCATCAAAAGCGTAACCGAATCAGGCACTAGTTTTTATCCTGATGGTTCGCCCCGGAAAATTGACTTTACGCTGAAACTGACCCGCGTGGATGAATCCCTTATCGCGATGTTTGGCGACATCGGCAAACAGGCTGAAATGCTGCTTGGTAAAGCGGGCGAGATGGGGACAAAACTCACTGGCATGATGGGGGCAGGCTGATGCTGGATGCACTGACAAATAACGCTGGCGGTGTGCGGACACCTGATTTTTTGTTGTTGCTCGGCAAAAAAGATATTACCCGAAATATCAGCAAGCGTCTGATCAGCATGACGCTGACGGATAACCGCGCGTTTGAAGTTGACCAGTTAATCATTTTGCTGGATGACACTGATGGGCTGCTTGAACTGCCTGCACGTGGCGCGGTGCTGACGCTGTTTCTGGGCTGGAAGGAGACGTCGCTGGTGGAGAAGGGAAGCTTCACCGTGGATACGGTCGAGCATCGTGGCTCGCCGGACACTGTGACCCTGGTTGCCCGCAGTGCTGATTTGAGCGGAGCGCTTAATGCCGGGCAAGAGGAGTCGTGGCATGACACGACATTGGGTGCGATTGTGGAAAGCATTGCCGCACGGCACGCCTTGACCCCCTGTATTGCCGCGGAGCTCGCGGGGATCCCCGTTCCGCATATTGATAAATCTCAGGAGTCCGATGCGGTATTTCTGACCCGACTTGCCGATCGAAATGGCGGTGAGGTGGCTATCAAAGCCGATCGATTATTGCTCATGAAAGCAGGCCGGGGTGTTAGCGTCAGTGGTAAGCCTGTAGCCCCTGTGACGCTAACGCGCAGCGATGGCGACCAACATGTTTTTAGCATTGCCGATCGGCAGGCCTATAGTGGCGTCACGGCCCGTTGGCTGGATACCAAAGATCCGAAGCAGCAACAGCAGAAGGTGAGTGTTGATCTAAAATTAAAAGCGCAGCCAAAGAATGCCGTCGTGCACCCGAACGCCGCTCCTGTCAAAAAAAACCAGGCAGCTAACGCGCCGGACGTGAAGGAGAATGAATACCTCTTTGGCAAAGCTGGCAACGTGTTTGCTATTACTACCGTCTTTGCCACGAAAGCGCAGGCTATACGTGCTGCGCAGGCTAAATGGGATAAGCTACAGCGTGATAAAGTAGAGTTTACGATTAATCTTGCTATTGGCCGGGAAGCGCTTTACCCCGAGACGCCGGTTAAGGTGACAGGTTTTAAGCGCATTATTGATGAGCAGCCATGGATCATCACCAGAGTGGTCCACACTATCAATGACAATGGCTTCACGACGGCGCTAAAGCTTGAGGTGAATATTTCTGATGTGGATTTTGAAACAAAAATCGACGAAGTGGCTTTTCAATAAGTGAATTTAAGCGTACCATTGATTCACATAAAGTGAATTGAGGGTGAGTGCTATGTTTCATTGTCCTAAATGTCATCACGCAGCGCATGCGCGAACCAGCCGTTACCTGAGTGAGAATACGAAAGAACGCTATCATCAATGCACCAACATTCATTGCAGCTGTACGTTTGTGACAATGGAATCCGTTGAGCGCTATATTGTTTCATCTGCCAGGACGGCGACACAGGATGGGCAGCGTGCAGGAGCGTGATAAAAACGTGCTGAGAATGAATAGCTGGGCATAAAAAAAGCCACCGAAAGGTGGCTTAATTATATGCTTTTAAAGCTAAATTCTGGTGGCCCCTGCTGGACTTGAACCAGCGACCAAGCGATTATGAGTCGCCTGCTCTAACCACTGAGCTAAGGGGCCGTGGCGGGGGATTATAATGTAACTTCCCGCTTCAATCCAGCCATAAGCGTGTACCTGCCGTTTTTATAAACAACCTATAATCAATCCTTTATACTTCATAGATGATCCCATAACTGGAGCTTTAGATGATCAACGATATTCTCGCGCCTGGCCTGCGGGTGGTGTTCTGCGGGATTAATCCCGGTAAATCGTCGGCGCACACGGGTTTTCATTTTGCGCATCCGGGTAATCGCTTCTGGAAAGTGATCCACCAGGCGGGCTTTACCGATGAGTTGCTGAAGCCAGAGGAGGAGATGCGTCTGCTGGATACCCGCTGCGGTATCACCATGCTGGTGGAGCGGCCCACGGTGCAGGCCAGCGAGGTTGACCTGCACGAGCTGCGTACCGGTGGCCGTGAGCTGATTAAGAAGATAGAGGACTATCAGCCCGATGCGCTGGCGATCCTCGGCAAGAAGGCCTATGAGCAGGCATTCAGCCAGCGTGGGGTGAGCTGGGGCAAGCAAAAGATCACTATTGGCGCAACCCAGGTGTGGGTGCTGCCGAATCCGAGCGGCCTGAACCGGGCGACGCTGGATAAGTTGGTAGAAGCGTACCGGGAATTAGATGAAGCGCTGATCGTGCGCGGTTTATAGCGCCCATAAAAAAACCCTCCGAAGAGGGCTTTTTACGGGGCGCTTACGGGCGATTAATCGTCCAGGAAGCTGCGCAGTACTTCAGAACGGCTCGGATGGCGCAGTTTACGCAGCGCCTTCGCTTCGATCTGACGGATACGCTCGCGGGTTACGTCGAACTGTTTACCCACTTCTTCCAGCGTGTGGTCGGTGTTCATATCGATACCGAAACGCATACGCAGAACTTTCGCTTCACGGGCGGTCAGGCCAGCCAGTACGTCATGGGTGGCGGCACGCAGGCTCTCGGTGGTGGCAGAATCCAGCGGCAGCTCGAGGGTGGTATCCTCGATGAAATCACCCAGATGCGAATCTTCATCGTCGCCGATTGGCGTTTCCATGGAGATCGGCTCTTTGGCGATTTTCAGCACTTTACGGATTTTGTCTTCCGGCATCAGCATGCGCTCGGCCAGCTCTTCCGGCGTCGGTTCACGACCCATTTCCTGCAGCATCTGGCGGGAGATACGGTTGAGCTTGTTGATAGTCTCAATCATATGCACCGGAATACGGATAGTGCGCGCCTGATCCGCGATGGAGCGGGTGATCGCCTGACGGATCCACCAGGTTGCGTAGGTGGAGAACTTATAACCACGACGGTATTCAAACTTATCAACCGCTTTCATCAGGCCGATGTTGCCTTCCTGAATCAGATCGAGGAACTGCAGACCGCGGTTGGTGTATTTCTTGGCGATAGAAATAACCAGACGTAAGTTCGCTTCCACCATCTCTTTCTTCGCACGACGCGCTTTCGCTTCGCCAATGGACATACGACGGTTGATGTCTTTTACCTGCTCAATGGTCAGGCCGGTCTCTTCTTCAATCTGCTGCAGCTTCTGCAGGCCACGATGCACGTCGTCTGCCACTTCATGCAGCTTTTCAGACCACGGTTTGTTCATCGCGATAGCCGCGTTGAACCAGGTTTCGCTGGTTTCGTTGCCGGTGAACAGCGTGATAAAGTTTTTCTTCGGCATTTTGCACTGTTCAACGCACAGCTTCATGATCAGGCGTTCCTGGGTACGCACGCGATCCATCATGACGCGCATGCTGTTAACCAGGTAGTCGAACTGTTTTGGCACCAGGCGGAACTGCTTGAACACTTCCGACAGCTTCAGGATCTCTTCCTGGGCGCTGGCGTGGCTGCGGCCTTTCGCTTTGATGGTGTCACGGGCAACCATATACTGCGTGCGCAGTTCGGCAAACTTCTCGCGAGCCAGTTCAGGGTCGATGCTGTTGTCGTCGTCGCTGTCGTCGTCTTCTTCGTCTTCGTCTTCTTCGTCGGTCGCCAGCTCTTCGGTGGACAGTTCAGAACCGACATGCGTCGCGGTCGGCGCCAGATCTTCTTCTGCGTTCGGATCGACAAAGCCGGTGATGAGGTCAGACAGGCGAGCTTCTTCCGCTTCCACACGATCGTACTGCTCAAGCAGATAGGTGATCGCTTCCGGATATTCGGCAACGGAGCACTGAACCTGGTTGATCCCGTCTTCAATACGTTTGGCGATGTCGATTTCGCCTTCGCGGGTCAACAGCTCAACGGTACCCATTTCACGCATGTACATGCGCACCGGGTCGGTGGTACGTCCGATTTCAGACTCAACGCTGGACAGCACCTGTGCGGCAGCCTCTTCCGCATCTTCATCGGTGTTGTTTGAGTTTTCAGCAAGCAGCAGATCATCGGCGTCCGGTGCTTCTTCCATCACCTGGATGCCCATGTCGTTGATCATTTGGATGATGTCTTCGATCTGATCGGAGTCGACGATATCTTCCGGCAGATGGTCATTGACCTCGGCATAGGTCAGATAGCCTTGCTCCTTACCACGTTGGACAAGAAGTTTCAGCTGTGACTGCGGGTTTTGCTCCATAAGACGGTATCCACACTTAATTCATGAGGGTTGGTGTTGGTCGGCGAAACAAAGCCGCCAACATAAGCTAATGAGGGCTTACTTATATTTTTGCCGCTGCCCTTCAGTGCGGCTGCCGGGATCTTCCCGAACGATATTCGGCACTTAAGCCGTTAAATTCATTTGCGGGCGCGCGCTTCTGTAATGACGCGCACCTCTTCGCGCTCCGCTGGCGTCAACCCGTGGGTGCGCGAGCGAGCGATTAATTCTGAGAGCCGAAGCTCAAGTACCGAGTCGAACATGTGGTTCAGCGAGTCGGTGAACGTTTTTTCCGCAATGTCCTTATCAGCTATATCGTCCCACATGGACAGCTTTTCAAGGGTTGCGGCTTCATTTGTGCCACGATACTGCTCTAACAGCTGGCCAGTGGTCAGGCCCGGCTGTGACAAACAAGTGTTGACCAGTTCAGCAAATAAGCCAAGTCCGGGCAGCTTTTCCTGATTCAGACCTTCCAGCGGCGGCACAAGCGGTGCAAGCTCCGGATTCTGAACCAGCAGTCCTATCAGTATACGCATGGTTGTGCGTTTTAGCTGAGGCACGGGCCGGACGGTGCCATTTTCGGACTGTTTGGGCATTAAACGTTCAAGCTGGTTATCGTCAAGAATGCCCAGTTTGTTACCTAATTCTTGCCGTAAATAGATACGAAGTGTTTCACCCGGTACCTGAGTAATCAGCGGCAGCGCCAGCGTGCTGAGCTGCGCACGTCCGTCCGGGGTACTCAAATCGACCTGCGGCATCAGACTGTTAAACAAAAACGTGGAGAGCGGCTGAGCCTGCTCCATCCGCGCTTCGAACGCGTCTTTACCTTCTTTACGCACCAGCGTATCGGGATCTTCGCCATCCGGCAGAAACATAAAGCGTAACTGTCGGCCGTCAGTCATAAACGGCAGGGCGGTCTCCAGCGCGCGCCAGGCGGCGTCTCTGCCTGCCCGATCGCCGTCGTAACAGCAAATCACGCTGTTAGTGACGCGAAACAGCAGCTGAATATGTTCAGCGGTGGTGGACGTACCCAGCGAGGCGACTGCATAGTTAATGCCGTACTGCGCCAGGGCGACCACATCCATATAGCCTTCGACCACCAACAGGCGGGGCGGTTCCGCATTGTCCTGCTGGGCTTCATACAGGCCGTAAAGCTGGCGGCCTTTATGGAAAATATCGGTTTCCGGGGAGTTCAGATATTTTGGCGTGTCATCGCCAAGTACCCGTCCACCAAAACCAATGACCCGTCCGCGCTTATCGCGGATAGGGAACATCACGCGGTCGCGAAAACGGTCGTAGCTGCGTCCCTTATCGTTGGTGACCAGCATGCCGGCATCGGTCAGCGACTGACGATTATCCTGGTTGCCGCCAAAACGCTTTAATACGTTGTCCCAGCCGGGAGGGGCAAAACCAATGGCAAATCGCGTGATGACATCGTTGCTTAAGCCGCGGGTAGCCAGATACTGGCGGGCACGCTCGGCGACCGGCTGCGACAAGGATTGTTGATAAAACGTGTTCAGGCCTTCCATTAACTGATAGAGACTTTGCCGCTGATGGCGTTCTATCTGGGTCAGCCCGCTGCCTGCTTCAAAAGGCACTTCGAGATTGTGCATGGCCGCCAGTTCTTCTACGCTTTCCACGAACTCGAGCTTGTCGTAGTTCATTAAAAAGTCGATAGCGTTACCGTGCGCACCACAGCCAAAGCAGTGATAAAACTGTTTCTCACCGTTCACGGTGAAAGAGGGGGTTTTTTCGTTATGGAACGGACAACACGCGTGATAGTTCTTGCCCTGCTTTTTTAGCTTTACCCGTGCATCGATCAGATCGATGATGTCGGTGCGTGCCAGCAGGTCATTGATAAATACTCGTGGGATTCGTCCAGCCATGTGCCCCATTACCCTCAGCGCATTGCGTTCAGGTATGTCAGATCATAAACGAAAATAAGCCGCGCATTCCTTTCGGAAGCACGGCCTTACAACTACAACTCAGTCTGTAAAATTGAGAGCGTAAGCCCTCAACACATTAGTACAGACGAGTACGGCGTGCGTTTTCGCGAGCCAGTTTCTTCGCGTGACGTTTCACAGCAGAAGCTTTGGCGCGTTTACGTTCGGTAGTCGGTTTTTCATAGAACTCACGACGACGAACTTCCGCCAGAACACCTGCTTTCTCACAGGAACGCTTGAAGCGACGCAGAGCTACGTCGAACGGCTCGTTTTCACGTACTTTAATTACCGGCATGTGCCTCTCACCTTTGATTAAATCGGTTTGCCGCTGGCATCAACGCCAGCTTATTTCAAAATGGTGCGGAATTTTACTGCAAATGCTGCTGCTTTGTAAAGCACCGCTACCCTTCTTTGCAAGGGACTTTTGTAAGGGGGACGAGTATACACGAACTGGCAAGCCGGGGTGAGCAAAGTTTTACAAGCATGGGCATTCGCCCTACACTGCGCGGTATTGAAAAGAGGTAGAAACCACCATGCGTGTACTGGGTATTGAAACATCCTGTGATGAAACCGGCATCGCCATTTATGACGATGAAAAAGGGCTTTTAGCCAACCAATTGTATAGTCAGGTGAAATTACACGCTGACTACGGCGGCGTGGTGCCGGAGCTGGCCTCCCGCGACCATGTGCGCAAAACCGTACCGCTGATCCAGGCGGCGCTCAAAGAAGCCAACCTGAGCGCGCAAGAGATAGATGCTGTCGCCTATACCGCAGGCCCGGGCCTGGTGGGGGCGTTACTGGTCGGGGCGACCGTTGGTCGTTCGCTGGCGTTTGCCTGGGATGTGCCGGCCGTCGCCGTGCATCATATGGAAGGCCATCTGTTAGCGCCGATGTTAGAAGACAATCCGCCAGCATTCCCCTTTGTGGCGCTGCTGGTGTCCGGCGGTCATACCCAGCTCATCAGCGTGACGGGCATCGGGCATTATGAACTGCTCGGCGAGTCTATTGATGACGCGGCCGGTGAAGCCTTCGATAAAACCGCGAAGCTGCTGGGGCTGGATTATCCGGGCGGGCCAATGCTGTCCAGAATGGCGGCGGCAGGAACGGCAGGGCGCTTTATCTTCCCGCGTCCGATGACCGATCGACCGGGGCTGGATTTCAGCTTCTCAGGTCTGAAAACCTTTGCGGCGAATACCATCCGCAGTAACGGCAACGACGATCAAACCCGTGCAGACATTGCCCGTGCTTTTGAAGATGCCGTGGTAGATACGCTGATGATCAAATGCAAACGCGCGCTGGATCAGACCGGCTTCACGCGTCTGGTGATGGCGGGCGGCGTAAGTGCAAACCGCACGCTGCGCGCAAAGCTGGCCGAGATGATGCAAAAGCGCCGTGGCGAGGTGTTCTATGCCCGTCCGGAATTTTGCACCGATAACGGCGCGATGATCGCCTATGCGGGTATGGTCAGGCTGAAAGCGGGGCCGACGGCGGATCTGAGCGTGACGGTGCGTCCGCGCTGGCCGCTGGCAGAACTGCCTGCGGCATAAATACAAAGGCCGGATACGTTTATCCGGCCTTAAATTATTCTTCGCTGTTATCCCTTTCGCGCTTTTTTCTGAGCTTCGCCCAGATCTTCGTTTCCTGCCTGCGCCACAGTCGCTGAATATTATCGTGATGCCGTAACAGGATCAGACAGGAGAGCATCGCCACCGGGAAGGTGAACTGCGGTTTGAACCACCAGACGTAAAACGGCGCAATAAGCGCGCTGACAATCGCCCCCAGCGATGAGTATCCGCTAAGCAGCACCGTCAACAGCCAGGTCCCCGCCATTACGCCCGTTAAATCCCAGCCAATGGGAGCAATCGCC